ACCATATAGTATCTCAAGTCATTTGTAAATGCTTCACAGTCTGTAGTAAGTTTAGCTATCCTGTCAATGATTGGTTTACCTATGCTTCCTTTCTCAGCCAAAGTCAATGAATAGTTAATTACCCTAGTTGCAATCACACTAGATATATCAGCACGGAAGTCATCATCTTTTCCTACTGCATTAGTAAGAGAGTTCATAACATACTGTTCATCCTTAGTTAGGATATCTACAGGACTAATGATTCTATCTAGTTTATTATTAATGAACATAGTAAACATTGAACTAAAATCTACACCAACAGAACCCTCACCAATCATTTGAATCAAAGGAAGATCATCTTCAAACTTAGGTACAGAACTAATAGCATTAAAGAAAGTAGTAATAGATCTTGGATTAATTCTTTGAGTTACCAATTCTGGGTGCATCAACATAAAGTTAATACATCTACCATCTATGTTTGCTTTCTCTGCCCACTTAGCCCACACATCAGCATCATACTTTAACTCAACAGAAATAAATCTAGTCTTCTGAGCTACGTCAAGACTAGTTACATTATAGTCACCATTGTCCGGATTAGTAGTCAAGATTACATGCCAGTTCTTTGGTAGTTTCCAAGAAACATATTCTTGTCTATCCAAAATCTCCATAGTAGCTTGCATAAATCTTGCATCAGCACGAGTATAGTCATCTAATACTAAGAAACCACCTTCTCCTTTACCCTGAATCCACTCAGGAGCAGCATGTGACATTCTCTTTCCAATAACCTTGTACCCTTTTGCACTAGCTGCAGATATCTGAGACTCATTAATCCATGTAGTCTTTCCTTCTGCATTCTGGATCTGAAATTCTTTTACAGGAAACCCAACCAAGTCACCCAATTCTTCTAGCTGAGATAAATTCAGCTTTACAACATCCATTTGTAATTCTTTACCTAACTGCATGATTGCAGAAGTTTTACCCAAACCAGCATCACCTTCAATATTAATAGCCACAGGAACTTTTCCTTCAGACTGAATGTGTTGGTTATTCTTAACCATGTGTTTAATAAAACTCTTTAACTCTTCAACATTTAATTGTACTTGGCTCATACTCTTTTTTTTATAGTTCTAATTTAATTACTTTTCCTGGTAAACTTTCATTCATATGGGATCTTTCTGACAAGACCCATAGAATGTTTCCTTTAGGTCTTACATGTGTCCAACATTCACCATCAGTAAAATACACCAGGCTTGTATATTTCTTTTGGTTTTCATTAAAATACTCCAGGACAGGGTCAAACTCAGTTCCTCCTCTACCTTGCACTGCCATTTCAAATTTACCTTTGTAAGGTTCAATTGATCTGATAGTTGTATCACACTGTATTACAGTTATATCAACACCACATTTATAAATATGGTAGATTTCACTCATAAACTCCTGAAGCTCTGAATCACTTACAGAACCTGAAGTATCTATAGCCAACAACATATGTTGTTTCATTTTTACTTTAAGACCCGGATTAGCATCAAACCTTCTGTTCTCTTTCCTTCTGATCTTCTTAGTAAATACCTTGGTACTTACACCAGTAAATCTCCTAATGAATCCTCTCCAGTCAAATTTAGGTTTAACAATCTCTTCAATTATGATCAACCCTTCTATCTCCCCAGGGACAGTACCTCTCTTCTTTTCTGTCTGCTCTTTAGCATCAGTAAGAACTTTCTGTAACTGTTTCTCTATAAGTTTCTGTTCTGCCTCTGTAAGATCTTCAAAGTCTTCCCAAGTACTATGATCAGGTATGTCACCATTTTCTATATCCTCAAGAAGTTGATCCATATTAGGATCCCCAGTAGTACCATTCTTATCTTTTTCATCCTGAAGTTGATTCAGTTTGTCATAATAATACCTAGCACCGGCCTTTCTATCTAGTTCTATATCAGTATAGTTATCTATATCAATACCACCTTCAGGTAGGTACTGTTTACTTATATACTGATTTATCTCCATATCCATTGCTACATTAGCTAGTTTCTTGTTAGTAAACTTAAAGAATGTAGTAAGATGTCCAAAAGCAATATGTAGTAACTCATGCTTCAATAATCCATATCTGTGGTCTTCACTGAGACTCTCCCAGAACTCTGTATTAATAGTAAGCTGATAATTAATACCATTCTTACTTACACCAGCTGTAGGAACTCTTTTACTGTCCCATAGCTTATTCAACATAATGAGAAAGAACCCGTAATAGGGCTCTTTTAACATTAGTTCTTTACCTGTTTTACTTAGACTCTGTTGTTTGTCCATCATCTTTTAGTTTAATGTTTATTTCAAAACTATCTGTTGGGTACCCAATTTGTTCCAACATACTTGTCATATCTCTGACAAAATATTCCATAAACAACTCTACTGAAGTCTTAGAACCCTTCTGAGCTGTAATAAGACTAAGAGTTCTTGGACTACTAAGATTACTTTCTCCAACTATACTCACTAGTTTGCTGTGTATTTTCTTCCCAGCCTCAGACCAGTCAGACTTTGGTACACCAGAGAACTTATACATTACAAGTAACTCTCCTATGTACTTATCTACATCAACATTCTTCAATGCCTGAAATGCTACAATATGATTCTCTCTATCAGAGGATTGTAACATGTTTAATAAATTCCTTGTTTCTTCTTTGTCAAAAATCATCTTACTCATTAATCTTCAATTTTTAAAGTTTTTATTGCCCATTTCTCAGGTTTACCACTTGCAATCATATCTACCCATTCTTTTGCTGTAGGGATATAGTTGTTGCAATCCTCTTTGACATGTTGTTCTGCTACATATCTTGTATATACAGTTTTACCATCTGAGTTGACAAAAGACATTCCAAATATCTTTTCACATTCAAATATACCTTCACTATGATGTCTAAACATTCTGTGTTTACTATGCCCAATCCATTTTTTAGTTTCATCAAACCAATTATGAATTGCAATGTAATCACTCCATTCTCCACCCCATTTTTTTATTGAGGATTTACAATGTTCTAAAGGATGTGCCATTACTTCTTTTTTAAATATTCAATAACTCTTTCCCAGTAAGTTCTGTTTTTCATTAGACCATCTCTAAATGGTGCCAATGCATGAGTTGCTGCTGCAGATTTTAATGCTTCTTCCTTAGCTTTTTCATCACCATGTAACTTTACTGCATAATTATACAATTCATCTGCTTTTTCCCTTTCTTTCATTCTTCTTCTGTTTTACTAAATAAATCTCCATCATGAAAATAATCTTCAGTCTGAGTAACTCTTATGTGGTTATTAATAATATACTTTCCTGAAGGAACACATATGCATAAACTACCAAAACCACCTTCATTATTCCACCAATCTTCTATATCATCAAGAAGTTTGTTTTCTGCAAATTCTTCAATTTGGTAATAAAGGTCTTCACCTAGATTTGTTAAAGTATATTCATTGTCCCAATCATTTACATTGTCATTTACATCTTCTGGAGTTTCACATGGAACTTTTGTATAACCAATCCATTCAATAGAACCGGAGTCTCCTCCACCATCATATTTTACTTTAACACCTGTAATACCTAAGTCAGCCAACTTAAATAAGAGGCTTGTTAATTCTAATTCTGTCATAACTATTTAATTTTGTAAAATCTACCTAATATGTTTCCATTTAGGAATTCTTCTTTTTCAAGTACTTCGTGAACAAACTGATGTTTGGTTTCTTGATATGTGAGCTCCATACCTGAGTAACATATCAATAAGATTTCTCTTTTTATTGTTACTCCTGCTTTGTGAGCTTCTTTTAGGATCTTATTACTACTGTAATAGTTCATGAAGTCTGGTTTTAACTCTCTTTTGTACTTTTTAAGTCTCTTGTCCGTGGACATTGCTAGAGCTTTTTTACCCAGAGGTCTTTTAATATTGGCAAAGAAATTCTTTTTACCAATGTATGCAACAGACTTACCATCTATGATAGCAGTCATAATATAAATAAATCCTACACCTCCTTGAGGTATATCACCTTCATTAAATTCTTTTCCTTGATAAATCCAGCTCACGTTGCATGTGTATTAATTTACTTTTAAAAACTTCATTTTCACCTTTGTGGTGTAAGTAATGGATTGTTATTTCAGCTAACTCAAGTTGAAACATAGCATTTTCTTTTTTAAGATCATCTAACTGTTCTTCAAGAAGTATATTTTGTTCTTCAAGTGTAGATATCTCATTTTTAAGTTCATCTATTTCATCATGGAGGTCCTTTAACTCTATCTCAATTTTATTTCTTAGATCTCCAAAAAAACTACTAGCATAGTCAATATGCTCCTCAAGGTCATTCATTGTTCTTTCTAAACTCATAGTGCTTGTTTTAATAATGGGAATAACACTTCTCTAACTTTATCTACACCATGATCTCTTACTGAATCTGACAAATCTTTAGACATGTCCAAATTTACATAATTAAAACCATATTTCTTTTTATACTTCTCAGCAGACTTTATCCCCGGCTCATCATTATCAAACAATACAATGATCTTTTGATACTTATCTAGGAGTGGTTTCATAAAATTTTCTGGTATTACACTATTCTCACTGTCTGGAGAAATAGATTCAATACCACTAATTCCTAATTTTTTGAAACACATCAAGTCTTTTAGAGAAGAAGTGATTATTAGATACTTAGACTTATACTCAAGTTGATCAGAACCTTGTATGTAATCATGTACTTTAATAAACTTGTTGTCTTTGTTTTTTGGAGTATATATTTTATACAAAGTACCATCTTCTCGAAAATAACCATAGATAAAATTAGCTTTGATATTTACTGTATCTAGTATACGTCCTTCATCATCTTCCTTAATCATAGTATAAAAAGACAGTGGATAAACATTATGACCTTCTAATATAGAGGAGGATAGTTTAAAACCTTTCCAATATGCTTGGTCTAATGTATTCCAGTGTCTCATTTCATAATCAGAAACTACATACTTGTTCTGTGGTTTATATGTAATAGGTACATAAGTATTGTTAGAAATATATACAGCATAGTCTTCCATTATTCTAAAAGAAGCTTTACCTCTACCATCTAAATTATACAAATGCATTACAAGATTTAATCCATCACCACCATAACCTGAAGAAAAATCTTTAAACTTATAGTGACCCTTACTATCTGTATAAATACACATAGAAGGAACTTTATCTCTTGAACTAAATATAGATTTGATTTTGAGACTTTGACCAGATAGTCTTTCAGTCAGTTTAAGATAGTGTTCAAATACCCATTCTCTAGGTACATCATTTAAATCAGAAATTATTGTTGCAGTTGAAATCATATTCTAAAATTTAAAATAAGGGGGAACCCCTATTGATTCCCCCTAACTATTTTTTAGTCTAGAGAGAAATCAGTAGAAGGTTTGATTGATTTAAAATCATCATCATCACCAAACTTGGAAACTTCAGTATTCTCAAGTTTCTTCAAATGAAGTTTTTCATCATATCTAATTACTTTACCTTCTTCTACTTCACCAAATGCATACTTACCTTTTTCTGCTTTTGGCAACCACATATCATAATTAGTATATCCAGTTTTACCTACATATTCTTTACCTGCAATACAGAATTCCAAATAAATATCTTTAATAGGAGCAGATGCATTAAATGAGTCTACAAAGTCTTCAATAGTATCATGTTTGTTATGTTGAGCTTGCATCCAATCATTAACACCCATAGTCTTACAAAGATTTTGTAAGAAGATCAAAATAGATCTATCTCTTTGAATTTTAATACCAGTCTTAGTCTCACCATCTGCAAATGCATACTGAGAAGCTTTAAGTCTACCAATCTGACCTTTAAAATGTCCTTTCTCAGGATTGTCTTTATCAAGAGCAAATCCTTCAAAACCTTCAATAGGTTCAGTCTCTACGTGCAATATCAAATGATATGCATCTTTAATAAACTTAAACTCCTCCAGTTCTACACTGTTAATTTTTAATACTTTGTTACCTGGACTAATTGTTTTTGGTAGGCCGGATCCACCGGTACCAAGATCTTCTGTACTTAAAGCCATTTTTACTTTACTTTTTTTTAATTATTAAACAAAAACTTTTTCCCATGATGTCTTTAGAACACCATCAATCATCTCAGAAATTACTATTTCTTCATTACGTAAATGCTCTGGTCTTGCACCACAAGTAACTTCTTCATTAGTCTTAAAAGACAAAATAGTCTTGTTACCCTTACGGTACATGTATCCAATAGCATCTGCATTTGCACAAATTAAAGATTTAATCTTACCTGTCAAGTCAATATTTGCTGACATGACCATCTCACCCTTATCATCAACTACCTTGTCTTTAATATGACCAGATAGGATAATTGTGGGTGCTAAGGTATCAATAAAATCTAAAACTTGAAAGAATGCTTGCCTAATATATAAATATCCGGCACCATTTGGTAGTGTAGTTACATTGTCTCCATCATAGTTTTTACCCATTGATGTACCTCTGTAAAGTTTAATTGCAAGTGGCATAATCATATCTTCTAAAGCAGTTACAGTATCAATAGTAATAAACTTATATGGATTACCAGCAGCTTTAATTGCTTTACCAGTATCCAATAGTTCTTGTAAACTACCAATTTTTACTTTCAATGCTTCAACATAATCAGCACCATTTTCCAAATCAAGAATTAAATTGTCTTCTAGACCTGCATAAGCTGTTGTTTTACCAGTCTTAGGTTTAGAATAAATTACAATTCTTTTAGGATTCTGTCTTTCAGCCTTTACTTTTTTAGTAGGAAGTACTATACTCATATTTCACTTTTTGTTTGTTTAATCAGATCATTTAACCAAGGCTTTGCACTTACTGGTTTCATCAGCATTAT